ATGGCAAATGCAAAAAAGCTGACGATCAAACAGGAGAAGTTTTGCAACAAGTACCTCGAATACGGTAACGCTTCCGAGGCGTATCGCTTTGCATACGACTGTTCCCGAATGACAGACAAATCTATCTGGGAAAAAGCGTCGTCACTTCTTGCAGACGTCAAGGTTGCGGCAAGGGTGAAAGAACTTCAAACTCAATTATCGAAGAAAGAACTAATTACCAAAGAGGAAATCGTCCGGCTCAATCTCTCGATTATCAATGCTGACATACTTGATTTCGTCAATGCCGATATGGTTGAAGAAAATACCGAGTTCGGTATCCGGCAAGTTTCGTCCATTACATTTCAAGACCTGAAATCACTTCCTCCCGAGAAGCGACGTTTGATCCAATCCATAAAAATCGACCGATCGGGATGTCCCGTCGTAGAATTGATGGACAAGAGCAAAGCCATCGAAACCATCAATCGCATGCTCGGATATAATGCACCGGATAAAACAGAACATACAGGGAAAGACGGCAATTCCATTGAGATCAATACCACTATGGACTACTCCGGATTATCCAATGCCGACCTACTCGCAGCGCACGCCCTAATCCATAAAGCAACCAATGGTAAATCCGATAAATAAACTTATCGCGGACCAAGTTAAAATCGAATGCGAAATGTTCCGTAGGGGAATTTTCGACTTTATTACCTTGTCGGAACGAGGGCATCATGTCAAACAGGAAGAAGCGCTGTGCATCCTTACCGATAAAACCCATACGGAATTTCTATACGGCGGAGCCGCCGGAGGCGCAAAATCGTGGACAGGTTGTACTTGGTTAGTCTTTATGTCACTATGCTATCCAGGGACAAAATGGTTTATCGGGCGCGAAGAGTTAAAGCGCCTTCGAGAATCTACGCTTATCACCTTCTTCAAGGTGTGTACCCAATACGGTATAAAGCGCGACAAAGATTTCAAATATAACGGACAAGACCACTACATTCAATTTGCCAATAACAGCAGGATTGACCTGCTCGATCTGCGTTATCTCCCTTCCGATCCGCTCTATGAGCGCTATGGTTCAGTGGAATACACCGGAGGATGGATTGAGGAAGGAGGCGAAGTAAACTTTGGAGCTTACGACACACTCAAAACCCGCATCGGGCGTCATTTGAACGACAAATACGGAATCCTACGCAAACTGTTCATTTCTTGTAATCCGAAAAAGAACTGGATGCACTCAACATTCTACAAACCAGCGAAAGCTGGGACGCTCCCGGGCCACCAAATATACCTTGCCGCACTTGTACAAGACAATCCATTCATTGAAAAGGATTATATAGAAGCATTGAAATCTACCACCGATAAGGTCAAAAAGGAGCGATTGCTGAAGGGAAACTGGGACTATGACGACAATCCAAATGCCCTATGTTCCTATGATAATATTCGTGAGATATTCTATCCTAAAATTCACACCCGTACCGGCATCAAATACATCACGGCGGATATTGCCCGCTTTGGTTCCGACCGGGCGCGAATCCTCGTATGGGATGGCTGGGCGATCATCGAACAGGTGTCGTTCGACCGAAGCGCCACTACGGAAATAGCCGCCTGCATCGAATCATTGGCCGCCAAACACCGCATCCCCCGCTATCGGATCATCGCTGACGAAGACGGAGTGGGCGGCGGAGTGGTCGATATGTGCCGGATTAGCGGATTCGTCAATAACTCGCAATGTCTCAACGGAGAAAATTTCTCGAACCTCCAGACGCAATGCGGATACAAGCTGGCCAATAAGATCAACTCTTTTGCTATATCCTTCGACTGCGAACTGTCGGATGGTCAAAAAGACGAGATTACCGAAGAATTAGAACAACTCCAGACCTGGAATGTGGACAACGATCGCAAACTGTTCCTGAAACCCAAAGACGAAATCAAACAGGACATCGGACGCTCTCCCGACTGGAGGGATGCGCTACTGATGCGGGTATGGTTCGACTACAAACAAATAATTCCGCTTTCAAAAGAAGATTTAGGACTATAAAATATGACAACGATCAAACAAATCACTCAAGCCCTCTCCAATCAATTCAACGCGGTTTTGGGGCGCAAACAGAAGTTCGTCGAGCTCATACAGAACGGCGACATCTCCCGGTTGTTGAGTAAAATGACGACCTGCAACGATAAAATCACCAAAGCTCTTGCAGAATACGATCCTACGAAACACGAAGTGACTAAACGCCCGAATCGTCATCGAAAAGGCAAACCGGACATCATCACAGCTAAATTACCCATCCCATTCCAAAAAGTCATTAACCTACAAGCCACGGCTTTCCTGTTCGGCTCTCCTATCCAGTTCTCAGATATTTCAGATGTAATAGAAACCAGTATCAATGGAGAACTTAATCGAAAAAGCAAAGCAGAAGATGCCTACAGTCGTTTTCTACAAATATTAAAAGATACCCGCTTTGATTCCAATATCCGTGAGTGTAAAATGAAAGCCGGGTCAGAAACACTTTGTGCTAAACTATATCATCTTTACCTATCAACCAATGGCGAAATTCAGGTAATGGTAAAGATACTCGCAAAATCGCTCGGGGACGACATATACTACAAATTCGACGATTTCGGACGGCTAATGCTATTTATCCGCCAATTCACCATACAAGACGACGAGGGAAACGACGAGATTCATTGTGACATTTATACAGATGAAACTATCTTTCGTTGTACACAAAAGGCAATCGGGTGGGAAGTCCTCCCGGAAAAGAACTTTATCGGGAAAATCCCGGTTTTACTTTACAGACAGGAGCCAGAATGGGCAGATGTTCAAAAACTAATCGAACGTCGGGAAGATATTCAGTGCAGGGACGCTGATATGAACGATTACTTTGCCAATCCCAAAGTGGTAGGGGAAGGCATTGTGGATGGCTCCCTCAATCCCGACGATCCGGCACAAATCATCCAAACACAAAACAATGGAAAAGTCTATTATCTGACATACGATTCTGCTCCCGAAAATCGGAAACGGGAATGCGACACACTCGATTCATTCATTTATGGCATGACCTGTTCCGTAAATCCAGCATCGGATGTCATTAAGGAAATGAAAATTCCGAGCGGTGTAAGCTGGGAATATATGTTCTTTTTTCCGATGTTAAAGGCAAAAAACTACCAAGACTACTACGGAGCAATGATTGATCGGGAAATTAATGTGGTAAAAGCTGTCATCGGTGTACTTTATCCTGAATTAAAGCTCAACGGGCAGCTCGAAGCACTCAAAATCGGCTACCAGTTCTCGACACCTATGCCGGACAATGTTTCAGACACGCTCGACATTATCCAAAAATCCATTAACACCGGAACAATGAGCCAAGAAACCGCCATTTACCAAAATCCACGTATCAAAGATCCAAAAATAGAGATAGAGCGGCTGAAATCGGAAAAAGGTCATCGGATATAGATATACCAGATAATCAAAAGAAAAATTTAGAATCTTTAGCCGAAAAATAGTCAATTATCGGCGAGAATTATTCTCCTCTTTTTATCGAATTTTTCCTTAAAATAATTTGCATAATGTGCCGAACATACTGACTTTTGTCGCAGAGGCTGTGAAGTCGCAGCCCACCAGTTGCAGAACGATATAACCTTCATGTAATTGTTAGTGGGTCTGTTGGCGTCGGCTGACAGACCTTTTTTGTGCGAATATGATGATTTATTCGAAACCATATAGAACGAAAAAACATGAAAGAAAAACTTCTCGCACTACTCAAAACCAAATTTGTTGGGGTTGATAGTGCAATCCTCGACCGAATCGCAACGAATAAGGCCGAGGCTATGACGGATGAAGCCCAATTACCAGCCATCGTAGAGGGGATTGGATTTCAAGACGTGTTACAAAGCTACGGAGACTACCGTGCAGGGGATGCCACACAGACCGCAGTACGCAACTACGAGAAGAAGCATAACCTCAAAGACGGAAAGTCCGTAATCCCTGCGCCCGGGGGCGGAGAGCAGCAACTCGAACCCGGAAACAAGAATAATTCCCAGACTTTCGATCCCGAGGCATTTGAGGAACGGATAAAATCTTTTATCCAAAACACCATGAAGCCCTATACGGAGAAAATCGAGGGATTCGAAGCAGCGCAGACGCAGGCACAACGAGCTGCGACAATCCGTGAAAAGGCCCACGCGCTGGGACTTGACGATGACACGCTTTCCATCATCAAAATCGACGACAATGACGACGTAGATCAGGTTCTTTCGAAAGCGGCCAAAATGTTCGTCAAGAGTGGAATCGGGGTAACACCGCCTCTCTTCGGAGGCGGAGAAAGTGGAGATAAAATGTCTGCGGCAATGGCAGCCCGACTGGATCGCAAGAAGGCTGCCGAGGATTACAAAACTTCGGCGATCAAAGGTCTAAATTAAAAAACAATCGACATGAGTTGGCAAAACAAATTCTATGATGCCCCCGAACCCGACAAGGTGGTGTTCGAGGTCGTATTTTCCGAAAAAGAAGGTGGCGGTACCGTCGATGTAACCGAGCTCGACGGAGATCTGCCGGCCGGTTCCGTTGTGGGACTGGCAACCGGTAACATCTACAAACCGATTAAAGGTGCAACACTCGTGAAAGCCATCGGAGCTGAAGACACTAACATCGAAATCGCCAAAGGCTCCGGTTTCAAGCAAGGTGAGTTCATCGCTTTCGGTGGAAAAGCTGTCGCCATCACTGCGATCAACAGCTCAGACGCATCGAAGGATGTACTAACGACCGCAGCATTCGGCACAACCGTCGCTATCGGGGCAAAAGGTTACCAGGCAAAATCAGCGAAAGCGTCGGGTGCTGAAGCCATTTACACCCCAGCCTATCTGACGGGGAACAAGCTCGAAGGCGGTACGGTAAACAATTTCGTACGTCTTGTTAATGGAGCAAGTGTCCGTGCCGTGACGACCAATATCGCTCCCGAAATTCTCGCAAATCTCAAATCCATTAATCTCGTTTAACTATGGCAGACATGAGAAAACCCCTTTTCGACCTTTCGCAGGTCGATATGCAGGCCGAATTGAACTCGTACATGCCGGGGTCCGGTCTGGCATGGCCGACGCTGTTTCCCCTGCGTTACACCCCGACACTCGACATCAAGTCTCTTGAAGGGAACGACGGAATCCCCGTGAGTGCAGACGTGATCGCGTTCAACGCGAAGGCGCCGCAAAAAACACGCAAAACCATCGGCACTTGGAGCGGACAAGTTGCGAAAGTCGCAATTTCTCGCCAAAAAGACGAGAAACAGATCAAAGAGTATCAAATCCTCCGCAGCTATGCGCAGTCAAGCGGCAACCCCAATGTAGCACTGCAACTCGTAGATATGGTCTATGAAGACGTACAATTCTGCTACGAAGGTGTGAACTATCTCGCCGAAGACCTGGACCTTCAAGTCGGATCGAAATCTGCCATCGTGCTGAAAACCGAGAACAACAACGACGTGGTGACGCAGAACGCGCTAAACTTCAACATCCCTTCGGCACACAAAACCGGCGTGAAAAACAAGTGGAGCGCATCGTCTGACAGCGATCCGCTCGGTGACATCATCGCCGGGCAGAAAGCCATCCAGAAAGAAGGATTCAGCCGTCCCATGTACGCTATCATGGAACAAGCGGCTTTCGACAAACTGCTGATGAGCGAAAAGACCGTCAAACGGGTTTCGCCTGTCGTCCTCACTGCGACGGGCCTGGCAAGCAGCGACACGCTCACAATCGACCTCGTGAATACCTACATGCGTTCAAAAGGGTATCCGCAGATCATCGTGATCGACTCCTACGTCAAGCGGGAGGCACGCGACGGCAGTCAGACGACCTACAAGCCGTGGGCGGAGAATGTCGTCGTGCTGTCGCCGACACCGCAGCTCGGCTGGACCTGGTGGAGCGACGTCCCGCAGGTTTCGGACACCGATGCACTGCAAGCATACCGCGAGAACGTGAAGATCACGCGCTATTCGGAGCTGAACCCAATGCTCGAAGTTACTCTGGCCGAAGCGTACATCATGCCGGCACTCATCAACCGGCAATCCCTGTACTACATCAACACAGAGAATACCTCGTGGAACGAAGGTAACGCTTAAACTTATCGTCAATGAAGAATTCGGAAGTAATATCGGCACGGCTCTATCCTTATGATGTGGACGACAACCTGGTTGCAGTAGCCTGCATGGATGCAGGGTTGTCGGCAGACGGAGAGTATTCGTCAGCCAACAAGGTTTCGGTAGCGAAAGCCGCCATTGACATCCTGAAGCAGCTTATCGTTCTGGCGTCCGAAGGCAACGGCGGATATTCTATCGGCTATAATGTAGAGGAATTACGCCGCCGCATACATGCTCTCGCAAAGGATAACGGCCTAACCGATATTGCCGACGAATTCAATCTTCAACCGACCGTAAAGTTCTTATGATCCGATTTCCCTATATACTTCAACGTTGGAATCACAACACGGATGAATGGCAAACGGTGAGCCGCTGTAATGCTCGTTACGACGGCAAAGCCCGGTTCATTGAATCGCCTAACGGAAAAGTGATCGAATATACCTATGAGGTAGTTATGCCGCAGAATGTACTCCCCCTCGAAGAAAATGAGGAGGTCCGCATCCTCGATAGATGCGGCAAAAATATATTCGACCATCGTCTCGGTGCTCCTATCGGTTCCACGTTAGAAGATTCGGTGTCGTACCCAGTGCAAGGCTTCTACAAAAGCGGACAAAGGTATGAATACACGAAAATATGGCTCTAAAAGGATTGCACAATGATAACCACCAACGATGCACAGGACATTTTGATTCGTGATTTCACTGATTTCGGGATTAAAACATTTCCTACCTGGGATGTTCCGGAAGGCAGAATAAAAAACGAGCGAATCGTAGTTGTAACGCCATCGGAACAATCTCCGGCGACTTACTGGGAATCCTGTTACATCTCGGTGAATCTATGTATCCCGGACATCAAGGGAATTGCAAATCGAAACCGGCTTAAAGAACTCGAACGGGCTGCAAAATCAAAATTCAAATCATGGACCTATGGGCAATATGATAATACGGCATATCACTACCGATACGAAAATATAGGTTGTGAAGAGGATAAAGACCTCGGGTGCCACTATGTCTATGTCCGGGTTCTGTTCAGAGTGTTAAACGTAAAAAAAGATTAAAAATATGGCAACTATTACAGCCGTAGGCATCAAAAACATCTGGTATGCAGACCCCGCGAAAGTCACGGGCGATCTGACAGGAACGCTGTTGGGAACCATCCTCAAAGACCCTACCACCAAGAAGGTGCCGAATGTCCATCAGGACACGTGGAGCCTCGATGAAGCCGAGCCCTCCACAACACAATACAAAAATCAGCTCACCGACGGCATATATCGTCAGTCAAAAGAGATGGGTGAAGTCACCATGAACTTCGCCATCGGCCAATACGACTACGAAACGAAGGCGGCATTCATGGGTGGCACAGGAACGGAAACCACCTGGAAGCGGGCACGTGGCGTCACTAATATCGAGAAGTGCATGGTTGCACTTACAGAAGACGACCAATACTGCGTCTTCCCAAAGGCTTCCATCGTGGCGCGAAATGCCGAAACAGACGATGCCGTTGCTATCAGTGTCGTCGCAACAGCACTGGAGCCCGACAATACGGATGTATCGTCTGAATATTGGTTCGATGCATCTGAGGTTACGGATGCCGCTTCGATAATGAGTGTATCAAGCAAATAACAGCCTTATATCACATCGACAAAGGGGCGGGAGGCGTAAGCCCCTCGCTCCTTTTTATTTATAAGCTTTCAAGATATGGATTTCATCAGCTTCCGCATAGCCGGAAAAAGTTATAGCATATATGGTATGTCCCCGCTGACCGCCATACGCATTATGCAGGCGCGGGACATAAAAAAAGAGCTGGATAAAAGTATCGGATGCCTTAAGGCAATGACCCAAAGTGTAGCTTTAGGTATATCTGACAGCAAAAACATATTCAATATATTAAAACGCATCGTGCTCCGGCGAAAATTCCTAAAAAAAGCCTCACTCGACGAATTGTTTGACGCCTATAACAAAACTCTAAAAATGATTCCTTTGGAGGATATGGCTGGTATCAGCGCCGTTATGGAGCAGCTCTCACAATCAATCGCAAAGGATCATGAGTAAGTCCGCCAACATCGTCGCTGCATCATTGCTGAACAAACATCATGTAATAGTACGGATCGGGCGACTTAATTTCCGGTTTTACCAACCCTATATCAAGGATCTCGCACGGGCTTTCGCAGACGAACGGCTGGACCTTTCCATTGACGGGCGACAACGATATTCGCTGAAAACTATGTCAAAGCTACTATTTCACTGCCGTTGGCAACAACGACTGTTCTTATGGTACGCCGGACGCTACAGCGATTACCGACAAATCCGAATCGCAGCACAGAAAATCGCCGACATCACCACAGGAAAAGATCTGCTGGAATCAGTCAAAATCGACAAAACACGCAAGAAAACCATCACAGAAACTATTGGGAACAACTCTATTGCGGGCATCATGGCGACTATGATGAAACACCTGAACATCAGCTACCGTGACGCCTTCGAAAAAGTGAACTACCCCACTATGATGTTGATGATGATCGACAAGGTGCGATCGCTCGTGGGCGATGAAAAGAAAATAGTCAAGGGCAGCGGCAAGGAGATGGCCGCAAGAAGAAGACAAAAGAACAAATGAGCGCATTATCATTCAAAATAAACGCCGAAACCGATAAATTAAACAGTTTTATCACCTCTCTGGAGCGATTGAAACAGGTTTTGGCTACTATTCCTTCAGGAACAAAGGAGTTTGACGTTGTAAATAAGAAAATCGCTGAAATGGAGGCTCGTGTCGAGCAATCAATAAAGCGAATTACTCAAATGCAGAACGAGGCGGCAAAAACAGTCTCACAAACAGAGCCCCAATCACTATCTACCCCATCGTCAACTGCATCTACCGCAGGAGCACAGGCTGCCAATGCGGAAGCCGAAGCATGGCGCGGTTTGCTGGATGAATTGCACGCTGTAAGTCTTGCAAAGCGTGAAAATATCGAACAAATAGAACAGTTAAAAGCCGCAAACCGAGGTCTGAAAGCACAATATGATGCTTTGAATAAAGCCGAGCAGAATGGCTTCGCCTTGACGGACAAACAAATTGCCCGTCGAACATCCTTATCTTTGACTTATGAAGAAAATAAGCAAGCTATTTCACGAATGCGCCAAGAGGTTGCGAACCAAATCAAACTGGAGCAAGTCGCACATGGCTCTATAGATGAAATGTCGCAAGCCCTCGCTCGGATGCGGACCGTTTACAGATCGCTCAATGAAGGAGAACGCGGGAATACATTCGGTCAAAACCTTCTCAAAAACATTCAGGCTCTCGACACAAAGATCAAAGAACTTGACGCTTCGATGGGAGTTCATGCCCGCAATGTCGGTAATTATGCTTCCGGTTGGAATGGACTGTCGTTCTCAATCCAGCAGGTCGCTCGGGAACTACCGTCGCTGGCCATAAGCCCGCAAACCTTCTTCCTCGCCATATCCAACAACCTGCCCATTTTAGCCGATCAGCTCGCCTTAACAAGACAACGGGTGAAAGAACTCAAAGCCGAAGGCCAATCATTCACACCGGTTTGGAAGCAGGTTATTAAATCGATCATTTCTTGGCAAACGCTTCTGGTTGCCGGAATCACGGTTTTAACCCTTTACGGCAAGGAAATCACCGAATGGGTTGGCTCGCTGTTCAAGGGGAAACAGGCTTTTGATGCCGCAAAACAAGCCGCAGAGCAATTCCACGCGACAATGACTGAAGGGGCAATTTCCGCTCAAGCCGAAATTACCAAACTCGATTTATTGTACCGGGCAGCAACAAATGTAGCTAAACCCTACAACGAACGAAAAAAAGCGGTCGAAAGATTACAGGAAATATATCCCGCCTACTTCGGAAATATGTCCGAAGAGCAAGTTATGGTCGGGAATGCTATTAGCGCTTACAACAATCTACGAGATGCAATTATTGAAGCTGCACAAGCACGGGCGGCTCAAGAGGTTATTACAGAGAAGTCTAAGGACATAAAATATATTGAATTCACGGGCGATGCTTATAAGAATTATGCCAATGCTCTAAAAGAGTATAATAAGGCGTATGAAGAGTATTTGGAGAGGAATAAAACTATTGGAACTTCAACTGGACATGAAAGGATTGTAAGTGCCAGGGCTTATGCCCAATCAACATCTGGCATTAGAAAATACCGAAAAGAATTTGTTTCCGAATTGGAAAAGCTGGGCGATGAGGGCAAAAGAATATGGGATCAAATTGAAGATAAGTTCGATGGTGATGTTAATGCATTCATTGAGTCAATAAATAAGGGTTCAGAAGCCCTTACTCCTGCGGTTGAAAAACTCCTTACTTCCTCCACTGTGGAAGAGAAAAATGCCGAAGCAGAGGCAGCCCGCCGCAAAGCCGAACAAGATGCCCAAAAAGCGGCTTCACAACAGGAAAAAAATTTGAACGATCTCGGAAAAGCGCTCCAAAAGCTACGCGATGATGCTCTTCAAGCCGAGATTGATTCAATGAAGGATGGGACAGAGAAAAGAGTAGCACAAATAGAACTCGATTATCAACGGCGGGCAGAGGCGATCAACGAAGCAGAACAACGCATCATAGAGCTCCAGGGAAAACTAACCCAAAAACAAGAAGAGCAATTCGCTATACTTCGACAGGAAAACGACAATCGCCGCAAAAACGAGCGACACGAAGCGATCGCAGGTCCACCCATAGAAATAGATTTGGCAGCACTATGGAAAAAAGAACAAGCTGACTGGGACGAATATTATATGAAATACGGCACTTTCCGTGAGAAAATGCAGGCCACCAAAGATTATTATGACCGAAAGATGGTCGAGGCGACCACTGAAGGTGCGCGAGCTGCAATCCAAGCCGAGCGAGATGCGGCTTTGGCTGTATTCGAAGTACAAGCCTCTGACTGGGCAAAAGAAATCGTAAACTTGTCTGTTGAGAAACTTGAAGAATTACTTTCAGAAGTCGAAGCACAATTAGAAACCGCTCAAACGGCTTATGACGCGCTTGCATCTTCCGGCACACAGGAGGCTGCCGGATATATTGATACGATCAACAAGCTCAAAGCGCGAATTGCCGTATTAAATGCACTACTCGGAAAAACAAAAAAAGGGGTCTCCGACAGTAATTGGGCCGAAGGAGCCAGATTACTCAATGAATTATCCGCAACAGCCCGCGAAGCGGCAAGTGCCTTGAGCGAGTTTGATGAAGGATTAGGAAAAGCTGCGACTTTCATCGCAACAATGGCAAGTGCCGCAGGAAACCTTATCGCTACAATAGATGGCGTAACAGACGCAGCAAGTGCAGCGGGGACTGCAATGTCCGCATTGGAAAAAGCAAGTCTCGTTCTCACAGCTATATCAGCCGGATTTCAGTTAATACAAGGTGCATTTAGTTTATTCAATTTTGGCCCGGACTATTCCGAATATGAGGAATTAAAACAACAATACGAGGCAATAAACGACATTTGGGATAATCTGATAGACAAAAAGAAAGAATATATTGACATATCGTATGGGCAAGAAGTTCGCCAGACTGAACAAGAAATAATCGATTTAGTCAACAAACAGACAGAATCATACAAAGAACTCGCTCGTGCCCGATTAAACTCTGGAGGATCAGGAACAACTCGAACGATAGGACGCCGAATTTGGCGAGATATGTCGGCAGAAGGGTGGGCACAAGCCAGAGAAGCATTGGGAAACGATGTCTGGAAAAATGAATGGCAGAATGAAGCCAATCGAATGATGTGGCTGACGGACCTTTCCGCCGATCAATTACGAACATTACGAGATGAAGCCAGCATTTTCTGGACACAACTCGATGGAGATGTTCAAAATTATCTCAATAGCATCATCGAAGGGGAAGAAAAAATAGAAGATGCCCGGAAAAAGGCACAGGAACAACGCACGCAAATATCATTCGATTCCATGTACGATAATTTCATCAGTACTTTGATGGATATGGATGCGAGCGCAAAAGATTTTTCAGAAGATTTCTCCCAATATTTGATGAAAGCTGTACTGACAGCAAAAGTCGGGACACTACTTTCAGATCAACTCGAAGGTTGGTATGCAGCTTTTGACGAAGCGATGAAAGATGGAGTGTTGACCGAAGATGAAACCGAAAAATTAAGAGAATGGTGGGACGAAATTGTCAAAAGTGGTCTCGAAATGAGAGATACCATAGCACAAGCTACTGGGGTAGAAAACATTTCCAGCCAAACGGCTACATCCCGAGGATTCCAAGTTCAGTCGCAAGATACCGGAAGTGAGCTTAATGGACGCTTCACGGACATTCAAGGAAAAGTTACCGACATCCGAGGATATGTTATGACCGAAACACAGTCTATTATCGGACTTATATCGTCTATAACAAGCATTCAGATTGCTGTTATCCGAAATGTGCAGATCAATAATGAACTGTTGCAATACGCCGTAAAAACCTATCTTGAAGTCGCTGAAATCAATGCTACAACCCAAGCAATGAACGATACATTAACCTATATAAGGGAGGACATAACGGCAATAAAACGGAATACGGCAAATATATAGCGAAGAAACTCACAGAATAAAAAAGGGGCTTTATAGCCCCTTTCTGATTATCGATTATTACGCCCCCTCGACATTGAACGATCTACATGGCTTTATCATTTACGGATACGTAGTAAAATCTTCTGAAATTAAATTACTTACTATCTCATAGGAATTTCCCTTCGAATCGGTATATTTAACCAGTACTTTCCAATATTGTTTTATTTCATCAAGGTCAATGGTCCGAATTGAAAATGCTGTAAATTTTCCTTCAGTTGTTTCTCCTGATTTTAATATTCGCGGATACGCATAATCAACTACCAGGTCTTTACTAAAAATTTGATAATCTCCATTCTCTGTCGTTACTATCGCTATCGATGTCAGATGAATATCACTTTTTGCAAAATCAGGGGTGTTATTACTTATTTTATATCGGATAGATAAATTATAAGGATATTCGACACACACTGCTTGATGCTCTAATTTTATGCAATTTTCTATGCTCGGTTCCTGAATTGTAATATTATAGTTGTCAGATTTATTGCCATCTTTTGATTTTACAGTGACAACTGCTGTTCCGAGATTATGCGCGAAAACGAACGCACTACCAGTTTTATTTTCATCTTTGCTAACTGTAATTATTGACGGATCAGATGTTTCCCATTCGGGATCAACGTATGTATCTCCGGATAAAGTGCGACAACTTACTATTCCCCATGCATCTTCTAAAGGGGTTTCCATATATGTAATTTGAAGGCCGCTTAAAGGATTGACTGTTATCTCGCATGTTCCTCTAGTATTTACGTCTAATGGGTGATACGTTGTAATTTGGGCGGTTCCTTCTGATATTCCATACAAGGATGCAAAAGATCCATCTTCGTCAGTATTTTGTTCTAACTTGATGATTTGCGAACTAGAATTAACCCATCGTGCTGCAACACAAGGAGTACCATCCAGAAGGGTACATTGTATTGATTTAATCGAGCCTTTTTCAAGTTGAAGTTCTGCGGGTAATAAAATCAATACGCTATTTACTTTCACTTTACAGGTTGCAGTAAAGCTGCCATCATCGGTTGTTGCTGTAATGGTAGTATTGCCACTTATATTTCCAGCTTTCACGATACCATCTTCTACGGTCGCTACATGAGGATCGTCACTTTTCCAAATCACCGTCTTATTTGTGGCATTTTCAGGAAATATTGTCGCCACAAGAGTTACTGGTGTTGTGGGCGATACTGTTACTTCTGATTCGGATAATTCTATTCCTGTAACCCAAAAATGCTTTTTTAATTGCATTTCTATGGTTTTATGTTCCGTCATTATTGTAACTTCCGTAGAACTATCGGAAAGAGATACAATTTTAATTCGCATCCAGTATGATTCGCTGCCGCGAATTACAACTTCATCCCCTTGAGTCGTGTATTTGCCGTTTTTTATCCCAAAATCTCCCCCTATGGAGCATGTCCCGTCAGAGTTTAATGTTATGGAAATAATATACTCATAATGATATGGAGGTTGGCTTAGATCTGTCCACTGACCATCGATCTTCGCCATTACACTTTTCCAAGTTCCGTATAAATTTTCTTTGGTATATTTAAAAGAATCGTTCGTTACTCCACCCACACCGTCCCCGCTCTTTGAACAACTGAATAGACTTACAGTCATCACGGTAGTTGCAAGTAATAAAAATTTTTTCATAATTATATAATTTATTGATTACATACTGCAAAAGTACAAAATTCCCCCCCCCGCAAAATTTTGAAAGAAATTTTTGTTCAATGTGCCAATAATAGTGTATTTTGCACTATATGAAAATAGAGAAAGACATAGCCGATTTGGACTCATTCATCAAAGGAATCGAACCCGAAGTAGTGGGATTCCTCGACGAGCGAGCTCATCAGGCCGTTGCTCTCCAACAGGCAAAATCCGATTATCAAAATCATACATGGAACCTTCGGAGCGCGGTCGGATATGTCGTAACTTATAACGGGAAAGAGAAAAAACGATTCATAGGAGATCAAAACCACCCTGACCCACGAGCTGCCGAAGCCACAAACAAACTGCTGAACGAAGAAAATAAAGCAGGGACCGGTATTATTTTCGGAGATGGAATGTTCTACGCCTCCTTCGTGAGTTCGAAAGGATATGATGTCATAGATACAGCAGAATTATATTTAGCCAAAGCCTTAAACGATAAAAAATGATCGGAGATTTATTGATAAACGGATCGGACGCCTACGCGAAAGGGATTGCGATGGGCGACGATTTTCTGGGAAATATACTATCCCCCTCTTCATTGAAAAGTTTTGTCGAGAATGACGATCCGACAAAAAACGGTAAAGAGGTTATTTATCCTCAAACACCGAAGTTGGCATCACGGGATTTGACATTAACTTTCACAATATTTGGTAATACTACGACAGAACACCTTACCAATTACAAAAATTTCATCGCTCTATTGCAAAAAGGAGAAATTTCCCTGTCCATACCGGCATTAGGAACGGAAGTGTATCATTTGACCTACGTCGGCGATTCAGGCAGCTACATGATAGAAGCCGATCGCCTGGCATCGAGATTAACAGTGAAATTTAACGAACCCAACCCCGCAGATCGGGCGGCACGCGAATAGGAAAGGCCGGGAATCTATCCCAGCCTTTTACTCGCTTCTGCTATTCATCGTAAAATGATGCGTTAGCCCCTCCCCATCCTTATCAAATCAATTGCAGTTCTTCTCCAATCTTACGAATTTCGCTCTTTATCATTTCCATACGTTAGGACAATAAACGTGTATTCGGCTACGTTTTCATAGTGCAACTAAAAAGTTGGCAAAAAATTTGCACCTCGAAAAAACGTGTATTATATTTGCATCATATAATGAAATATAGACGTACGGGTCTATCCGTAACCACGAATATCGAACATAAAGGATACAATAAGACCGTCATAATATTACATGGCGGTCTTTTTATTTATTGACAATATAAAAAACTTACGTTTATGAAAAAATTTCATTCGGCTCTTTTTGACTTTTGTTGGTTCCCTAATTATGACGCATCTATTGAATATCTTGCGAATAATATAGCAGATCCGGAACCATGGGATTTCTCAGATGCTACGCAAGCCAAATATTCCATTTTGAAAAGTTATATCGAACATACTTTCCGCAAAATTAAATCTGAAAATAAAATATCCTTTTCTTCTGATAACAATTTTGCATGTTTCAATACTGGACTTGTAACTGCAAATTTGGAAAGCATATTTGCTCTTGCTGAACGCAACAATAGGCCAGATGTAGCCGAGAAAGGTTTATCGCCTTATGTTTTCAAGGCATTTGTCAGGGAAAGCGATATTCAGCTAATTAGCAAATTCGGCGATAATATTCCGGACATTGCTGATTTTTTCCAGAAACCCGAGGATTTGATTTTCAATCCTCAATGCAGGGTAGTCCCTCAAATCGACCATATCATTGCGGACAACATGGACAGATTTCCTGCACACATGCAAGGGCTGAGTTCAGACGAAATGCGCAGAAGACTCGTTGGCGCGATTAATGAAGCCCAAAAAAAAGCAAGGTCAAATTACAAAATAGCTGTCCCCCAGTATTACGAAGGGAAAATACAACTTCTGTTGCCCTTATGCCTTACCCCTGGATCACCCAATCCGGATTTAGCTTTAGCCACGCATAAAATAGGGAATAATACCTATACAGCGCGCACATGCTTAACATTGAAGATGGCATATAACAACGCTCGTCTAATCGTTAAGCCGCAAAGTTCATGGCTTAAACCTTAAAATACGGATGGAAGCAACCCCCTCTTGCCCCGGTCAAAAGACCGGGGCGTTTTTCTGTATTTTTTCTTAAAATTACTTGCATAATGTGCCGAAACCCCACACTTTTGTATCGACCCTGTGATGGCACAGGATACATATATCGACGAAATGACAATATACAACCCTTCCGGTAAAGCGATATACGATGCGCCCGTAACAACGAGTGCCATTATCAAATACGCACTTATGGGGGATTATTACATCGAACTCCCCTTTAGTTTGCTTACCCCGCTGGATTTCCCCCTCGGATCATACATCACCTACAAAGGCCGCAAATTCGAAATCATGTCGGAGGTTTATCCGGATTTCGACAACAAAACCGGCGGCTACAAATACACGCTTCAGTTCCAGGCGCAGCAAAACCACATGAAAAATTTCATCTGCTTCTGGCTGGGAGGCGATAATCCTGAAGCTGTATTCCACAACACGACAGACTTGGCATCCTTCGGGGCGCTCATCGTCGCCAACATGAACAAGGCACTGGGAGGAAACAACTGGCAGATGGGAAGTGTAAATGTCGAACATCCGGAAACCAACAAGCTCGTATCGTTCAATGGCGATACCTGTTGGGATGCCTTATCATCCATTGCCGAGACTTTCGAGGTCGAATGGTGGACCGAGGAGAACGGCAGTATCGTAACCCTGCATTTCGGAAAACTGAACTTCGGAACGCCGGAAACATTCAAACGCGGAGAAGTCGTCAAAAGCATCCCGGCCAAGAAAGGGGACGATTCCGAATACGGGACCCGTTTCTATGTATTCGGCTCCACGCGCAACCTGACGAAAGAATACGGACAATCCGAACAGGGCGGCGTAACGAACCACGTTTCCGAAGTCCGGTTACGGCTTCCGGATGGGCAGCAATACATAGACGCACGTCCCGGACTTACAAAAAACGAAATCAAGGAAGTCGTAGTGTTTTTCGACGACATCTACCCGAAGAACACGGAAACCGTCACTTCGGTAGAAACTATCGATCGGACAATCATTGAAGGGCAGACCGACAAGGCATACGTCATGGTATGCAACGACACGCCATTTCTACCTTCAGACGTAATCGAAGGAGAAACGCTGGGGGCACATTTTACGAGCGGCGATTTGATCGGCTGGGATTTCGAACTCGCCCTTATCGACGACAATGGCGACAATATCGACCCCGCGACCTGGAAACCCGAAGACGGATTCAACAAGAAATTTGAAATCATCGCCCAAGTCGAAACGTCCGGCGAAAGTCAGCAGATTATACCGAATGAAAACATGCGTCCTCGTGGAAAAGATGATGACCGAGGGCCTGACACTTTCGTACTCACAGGCGTCAAACTCCCCCAGCAACGCATAGACGAAGCAGAACAAGAACTTCTTAATGCCGGCACTTCCTATGCTGCCAAACATAGCAGCGACACGACAGTCTATGACTGTGAAACGAATCCCGTGTATTGTACACACAACGAAAAAAACTACGAAGCAGGACAGGCTGTACGATTAATGGGTCCTCAATTCGGTATAGACGGTCGTCTTTCCCGGATTCAAGGTTATGAAAAAAAACTATACAACGAGTACATCGCAACCTATACGGTAGGCGACAATACACCTTATTCCCGCCTGGGCAGTATTGAATCGGACGTGAAAGCATCGCTCTATTCCCAACGTATAGGCATTGCGGAGAATGGAGCGGCTATATATCTAATCACCCGATACGATAATACTTTTCCGACCGATACAAATGCTTATTCTGCACGAAGGGCAATATGGGAGTTTGCCAACAAGCAGGCACCCGATACGTTCAAGGGTAGAATGACTTTCAACGCAGGGGCACAATTTGGACCATCATATGCCTCCGGTATTACCGGAGTGGGCGGGTTTATAAATGAAAAAGGCGCCGGCGAGCTGGAGAGCCTCTTCATCCGCCGTTTTCTGGAGGTTCCGGAGCTTCGGTACAACCGCGTGGGCATCAGCGTCGGGGACGACTGGAGCGCTCCGGGCGCCGGGGTGATCGAGAGCGTGGACAAGGAGCAGAAGCTCGTAACGCTCAAACTCGAAGAGGGCGAGATCGGCGCCGTAGCTGTCGGAGATATATGTATGGGCATCTTCCACGACTTCGACCCGTCGAACAATGCGACGGCAGATTCCGACGACGGCCGAGGCAACCGCACTTTCGCAGGCTTCGCAACGGTCTATTTCCGTATCACGGAGGTCCTGGGCGACCGCAACGAGCGGTTCCGCTACGGGCTGCGCCCCCTGTCGGCC